ACTAAATACATCGGTAATAAAAAAAGAATTTAAAATTAACAAAAAGTCTACTGCAACCTTATTTTTAGGTCCTGCAACTTCAACTACCATATCTTCTGATTTAATCATTTTGTTTCTCCTTTTCATATACATCAACTAATATATCAATTAATACTTCAACTAATTTTCAATACATCAATTAATCTTCCTTGTTACCGCCAATCACTTTTCCTTTTTTGTCAAGCTTCTCCCACACAAAGCGACCTTTTCCGCTATTGTGCCACTGACCAATTCCGTTTAATTTTCCGTAATCAAGCCACATTTCCACGTTGTCCATGAGATCGTCAACCATTGACATTACTGTAAATTCAATAACTGTACCTTCTGGACAGCTATCACTATTTGCAAGTGCAACTCTTTCTCCTTGTGGTGTCTGCGCTCTTAATGGTCTCTGGCAGTTTCCCATTTCTTTTCCTTCTGGAATCTGTAACAGAATCTTTCGTTCATTGACGAAGATCAGATTGTCAATCTTTGTTTTGTATGCTGCAAGTTTCTTGACATAGTTGAATGCTTTTGCTGCGTTCTTGAAAAATCCTTTGATCTGGTAATCATAGATAAATGGATTACCATTTTCATCTTTAGGAAATACAGTCTTTCCTTTTTCTATAACACCTTCAACACCAATTGCTTCAATCTCTTCTTTTTTACTGATCGCATCAGGTGCCTTGCTTGCAATGTACTCTGCATGTAATTCCTTATCATTACTTGCTGTTCCTAAAATTTCCTCAATAAATGTTAACCTTACTTTCATTTCTTTCATTGTTTTTTCTCCTTTTTAATACGTTTTCATTTTCGGTGCTATGCTCTTATGTTCTAAACACTCTGAACGTAGCTATTCCATCACAACTCTGCTGATCGCTGAGCTTTTCCTTTGCCAAACGAAGCACATTGCATCAATTCTATTCCCTTCCTTTTCGCAATATCTCCATTCTTTACTATTCCTTATCATGTCAACTCTATTCCTCTCCACGCCACTACATTTCAGCTAAATAATTATCCAGTCATTTCTTTACTTTGCCTTTTCTTCTCAAATCCATGCGTCTCTATGCAATTCCTTCACTATTCAGCTCCGTAACAAAACACTTCCATTCCTTACTATTCCATGTCGTATCTATTCAGTTCTGAACCATGCTATTCCATGTCGTATCTACTCAGTTCTGAACCATGCTATTCCAAAGCCTCTCTAAACTCATCATTGCTTTTCCTTCACGTTACACAACAAATCGTGTCGTCTCTTTACGATTCCAATTCGGTGCCTGACAATTCCGTGCTGTTCCTTTTCTCTTCATATCTTAACTTTTCCTTTGCTTTGCTTAGGAAGTCAATTATCACATCATAGTTTTGACACTTCTAAATCGTTGTCACTTCTGATCAGTAATATTAATTGCTGTTCAAACTCTGGAATCCTGTCAGAATCAAGGCTTTCTGCATCGTCAATAAAGATTGGCAGTCTCACATCGTTCATCTTCTGGAATCCGCTTACCATATCGGCTTCACATAGAATCTTGTCTCCATGATTCAGCCCGTCCATATAATTAATCCCATGACACATGATCTTACACGTTTCCACTGGATTTCCTTCAATGGTATAATCTAAGAACTGGAAATTCAGATGCTTGAAGTATGGATTGATTTTTTCTGCGATACACTCATTCTTCCTGAGTGAAAACTCTAATAATTCATCAATCTGTCTTTCAAGATCAGCTCCAATCTGTGAAAACGCCTTTAAATCTTCTTCCAGACTGTCGATTCTCTTTTCTTTATCTTTTTTCGCATTTTCCAAACTATGTAACTCAGCTTCAAGTTTCGCAATCTCAGAAAAATATTTTTGTTTTTCTTCTGAAAGCTGTTTTCTTTTTTCTTTACCGCTGTTCAGCAATCCAATCTTACTTTCAAGATTTTCAATGCTTTTTAAAACTTTGACGTATTCCGTATTTGAAGACATGTCAACTTCTTCTGGCAGATCAGTTAATTTTGCATTGATTGACTCAATTTCTTTTTCGTAATCACAAATTGCTTGCTTATTTTTTGAAATTTCTTCTTCAATCAGCTTCTTATCTTCTTTAAAATAATCAACTTTTTGTTTGCACATATTACCATCTTCCGTAATTCTTTTAAGCTTTTTGGCTTTTCCAGATTTCCACAGCTCTTCTTTTTCTTTCTCTTTCAAGAGTCTTATTTTTTTATTTTCCTCAAATTCTGCTTTTAACTGATCAATCTTATCTTCTGGAAGTCGCTGACCGCACGTTGGGCAGATTACTGTAGCATCATCGAATACCTCTTTTTCAATTTCTGATGATTGATTATCTTGATATTCTTCTTTGAATGTTTTTTTATAGTTCTCTCTAGCATTGTTCAGATATTCTTCCCATTGTTTTATCTTCTTTTTATCGTTAGAAAGTTTAAATTCATCCTGTTCTAAAAGACCACGTTTATGTTGAAGATTACATTCCAATTTATCTTCATCAAACCGTAATTTAAAACGTTTTTCCGTCAGTTCTTTGTTTGCTTCATTGTAGATTTCATCTTTCTGACGTTTTAGTTTAATCAATTCATCCGATGTTGTTTCATATGCTGCAAACGAATTTGCAAGTGTTTCTTCCTGTTCTTCTACTTTATTAAGTTTGCTTCTTGCTTCGTTTAATTTCTTTTCGATCTCTGTTTTGTTTCCAAAATCAACCTCGCGATTTCTTTCATACGAAATCTTTGTGTTCTGTTCATCAATCTTCTTTTCGTTCATGTTTAGCTCTTTTCTAAGCTTCTTCAAGATTTCATCCGCTGTATGATTCTCAATCATTTTGTATACATTTTCATACTGCGGATTTTCTTCGATGAACTGTCTTAGATCGAAACCTGACATTTTTTCAAGAATCTTTCTCGCATTTGTCGTATTCTTCCTCAAGGCATTTAAAAATACAATTGGATTACTACAAACAAGTAACGTCTCAGGATCAAAGTTATCTGAGATAAACTCATCAAACTCTTTCTTCTTCTTAGGTACTTCGTCAATCTCATAAGTTGTTTCATTGCCTGTGAAGACTTCTTCTTTCGTTCCTCGTGGTCTTTTCCACTTCTGCTTTGTGATCTTTTTCAGATCGTATTCTTTACCGTTGATAGAAACTCTTATCTGTCGGATAACGTCTACCTTATCTACTTCTTTGCCGTCCTCTTTTCTTCTAACTCCGTCCGGCATCGTTCCATCTGAAAGTTTTCCTGTCAGTACGTCAAAGTAGGCATCCATGATTGTGGTCTTACCTTCCTGATTTCTTCCAGAGACTTTTGTATCTCCGTCAAACTTAATTTCTTTGCTCTGAAAACACTTGAAGTTTTCCAACGACATTGTCTTCAATTCTACCTGCTTCATTTTGACCTCCTAATTGTATTCTTAACTCTTCTCTTACAACCTTTCTTACCAGACTTTCCAATTCTTTCTGCTTGTCCTTCTGCCTATTTTCAAGATCATCCTTCAAACGGTAATACATTCTTGAAAGCATTGCTGCGCTTCCTGTAGAGTCATAACCTATGTATCTTTCCACTTCTTCACAGTTCGTTGATCGTTTGATAACATCGTCATAAGAAAATCTCATTGCACGTTCAACACTTCTTGCATCTGTGTTGTATTTTTCAGCGATCTCCTTATAAACTTTCATCATTGGAATAGCTGTACCTTTTTTATCAAAAATCAATACTGTTTCTACTGAATACTTAAATCCAAGTAGTCTTGTATTAAAATTAAGGTCTATCATTTTTTGTTCAACATCTCTTCGTTTCAACATTTGACTACCTCTAAGCAACTGCTAGAAATTTCGTAAGCTTCTTTTTCAATTGATTCATTCTTAGAAATCTTTTTTTTATATTTTCTACTCTGAATCCTGCCGATAAGTTTTACTTTTTCTCCAACTTCAAGTTTTTTTGCAATCTCAGCAGTATCTCCCCATAAGATGCATGGGAAATAATAAGAACTCTTATTTCTGTTTACTGCGATAAACATATCTGCAACTTTTCTTCCTGCTGGTGTTACTCTTCCTACTGTTGGCTTACAAACTGTTCCTTCAACAACTAGTTTGTTTAAATCTTCTGTCTCTTCTACCTCTTCAACAACATTGGCATTTACAAATAAATCCAAATGTTTTTTTTCTGAATTTTCATCTGGTCTGTTTCTTGAAGCAAATACACCAGTAATTTCAACGTATGCTCCCTGTCTTACCGCATTGTTCATACGGCCTTCTGAAACAATAACTGGAACTCTGTCAACAGTTCCGCTTTTTCTTCTCGTATCAATGTACGTTTTGTAGTACATCTTTCCGCCTGATTGGTGGCTATAATCCACTTTTTCTAATGTGCCTTTCAGGTTCACAAAATTTTTATCATTTTTCATCCTTTATTTATCCTTTCTTATTCCGGCAAACAGTAACATTGCACCCGCCACTCCAAGCAAACATGCAACAGGAAGGCTTAACGATTCCCCATCAACAAAACTGCCAACCGTACCAAACATATATAATGTTCCAATTACTATGCACGCCATTTTGAATTTCATCGTTTCACCTCTTTTATCTTTTTCCGGCAAAATATTATGAATCTTATAAGTATTGTTACGAACATTATCTTTTCCAACTTATTCTTGCTATTCATATATTCCGCGTGCCTTTTCAAAATTTCATCCCATGTGATTTCTGCTTCATTTTCTTTCTTCATATTCCACACCTTTATAACAATCTATAAACTCGTGAACATCTGCCAATTTTTTTCTTGCTAACGCTTTATAGCAGTAAACATTAAATTCTTCCTCGATCTTCTTATAAAGATTTATGTATGTTTTGGCCCTCAGGCTGTTATCTTTATATTTTTCTCCAAGAAGTTGTTTGATGTGTCTTGCTGCATGTTCCTGAATTTCTTCTATGTCATATGCAAAGAGTGGCAGTTCGTCTTCTAAGATTTCAACCTTTGTCTCAATCTTTCCGACTCTCTCACTTAACAACACATCTCCCTGTGCTAAAAGCTTTATCTTTTGTTCAATATTGTCTGGCAATTTAACTTGATCTTCATTTTTCAATACTGGAAGAACTTCTCTCACGATCCAAAAATAAAAATCATCATGATCTTTATCTTTGGTTTTCAAGATTGCTTTCATCATATTGAACTCATTTACGAACAATAATTTATGCATTGTTCCTTTTCTGTCTTTGGCACTGATTTTTCTAACGCCAGACTGATTTAATCTGCTATTGATCTGTCCGGAGTTTATAACTCCAATGCCATATCCAATATCTTGTAAGCAAAAGAACCATTCTCCATCCTGGTTCTCTGCCCTAAGTTCTGTTCCAAACGGACTTTCAAAAACTTCCATGCTATTCCTCCGGTTTCTTTTCTAAGAACTTATTTAAGAAATACATTTGACCTTTGCCAGTAACTTTCGGAGTTTTCACTACCACATTGCATCCGTTACCGTCAATTCTGGTACTCTCTTTCACTTGGAACAATCCCATCTCCATGCTTCTCTGTGTCGGCATATTTCTGTTGCTTCCTTGTGCTTTTATCAAGTATCCATTGTTTCTCATCCACTCAAAGAGTCGATTCTGCCCAGTATCAATGCCATTTTGTTTCAACAATTTAGCAAGATCACCAATTAATATAGATGTTCTGCTTGATGTTACTGCATCAGCGAAAATCTCTTTTGGCTTCATACGTTCATTATCTTCTAATAAGACTGTATTGCTTGCCTGTAAATCTTCTATTGTCTTTTGTGCTTCTAAAACCGCCAGTGCTAACAGTTCTTTCCCATGAGGAACGTGTTCTGTAATAATCCGTTCCATTTCGTGGAATTTATTGATATACTTTGCTGTAAACTCAGTACCTTTAATCCCTGTCAGTTTATGAGCAATAAATTCACATCCCTTTTTAGTTACTTGGTAACAGGGATATTCTTTACCTCTTCCATTTTTATATGTAGAATCAGTGAAAAAATCTGACTGTCCAATTTTGGACAGTGAAAATTGATCAATGTAGCTTCGTATATCTCTTAATAATTTGTTATGATCTTTCCCAATCATTTCAGCTACTTCAACACTACTGATTGTTTGTTCTAACTTTTCCAATTGATCACCTCCAACTTAAGATTTCTAAAAGTAATCTCTTCGGATTGCTTTATTTTCATCTCTTAGTTTCCTTAATCTCCATTTATCAAATTCTTCTGTATCGAATATGATCGGAGAGTTCTTTTTATATGGATTTATCTTTTGTGCAAAACTCTGATTTGATTCTCTGTATGCTGAATCTAAAAATTCCTCAGGAAATCCCATCTCACAGAGTTCTGATTTTCTCATAACCTTTTTTGCATATTTCATTATTCTTCCTTTAAGATAAGAAATAATCAACCGTTACTCCTCATCTCCTATTAGTTCATCAACAGTGACCTCTAAGATGCTCGCTACTTTTTTCAAATTTGCAACGCTTGGTACACTGTCATTCCATTTAGAAATCAGCCCATTTCCAAGTTCTGCTTTTTTCTCAACATAGGTAACTGACAGACCTTTTTCTTTGCAAATCTTTTTAATTTTGTCATAAATATACAATTTCTTACTCTCCTTTCTTTATTTATTAGAAAATATTCAGTATTTCCATTGACTTTTTGCAGAAAATATTCTAATATTAAATTACCACATAAAATATAGATTTTTTTCTGTGACCGCTTTCTGTTTTACTGAAAGTTTTCTGTGCTATGCTTTTACTATATAGAAAACTTTCTAGTTTGTCAAGCGTTTTTTACAGAAAAGTTTCTGTAATTTCTTAGAAAGGAGATTCTATGACTATTTATGAGCGAATTGAAAGCCTTAGGAAGTCACAAGGATTATCACAAGGAAAGCTTGAAAAACAACTAGGTTTTTCTAATGGTTCAATTTCAAAATGGAAAAACAGTACTCCAAAAGTCGAGAGATTACAAAAGCTCGCTGACTTCTTCGGTGTGTCTGTTGAGTACTTGATGACAGGAAAGGAGGATGGACAAAAAGAGAAAGATAACACGGACGATCTCAAAGAAAAATTTGAGGAACTAAAAGAATTGCTAGAAAGTGGGAAGATGCAACCGTTACGTTATGACGGGCAACCGATTGACGATAACACAAAAGAGCTTTTGCTTAAACAGGTTGAGATTTCCATGGCTATGATGAGAAAATAAACAGGAGGGTTATGTATGAGACCGAATCAAATCAAAAATTTAGTACATGATTTGGTTAAAAAATACGAAACAAGAAATCCATATCAGCTTGCAGACAGCTTAGGTGTTATTATCCAAATCGGAGATTTAGGAGAACTATCTGGATGTCACATGAAGATATGCGACAAGAAATTTATATACTTAAATGATAGGATTGATGATGAAAAAATGCGGGAAGCTGTAGTTGCTCATGAATTAGCTCATTGCGTACTGCATGACGGAGATTATTATTTTTTCTCCTATGGCGAACAATTCTACAGCAACAAGGTTGAAATTGAAGCTCATACATTCGCAGCAGAGCTTTTGATCCCAGATGAAACGATTATCGAACATCCGGGATACACTCTCGAACAGCTATCGTCATTAACCGGATATGGTGAAAGATTAGTCAGTTTCAAGAAACTTTAATTTTTTTATTTGTCATTTGCTTGCAATTGTGGCAACCGCAATTGTTTGTTATACACCGCAAAAGGAGGGGTATTATGAAAAAATCCTGCAAATTATTAACTATATTTTTACTTGCTGTCACACTTGGTGTTTTTGGAAATTTAGAATCGGTTAATGCAAAGTCAAAGATCAAAATTTCCAACTCAAAAATCACACTTACTGTTGGACAGTCTAAAACATTGAAAGTAAAAGGGACTAAAAAGAAACCTAAGTGGTCAAGCAGTAAGAAATCAGTTGCAACAGTATCTAAGAAAGGAAAAGTTGTTGCTAAGAAAACAGGAAGCGCGACTATCACAGCTAAGATTGGAAAGAAAAAATATAAATGTAAAGTTAAAGTTAGTCGAAAAAACAACGTTAATTCAACTAACAGAAGTCCATATTTAAAAAATCAAGGAGATTTCGGAACTGGTAATTTTTATATTTACTTAGCATCTGGAACATCTGAAAACGGTAAAATCCCAGTCTTGTTAATTAATAAAGATACTCCTTTTGGATATGTTGATTACTATATAACTGACTTGACGGAAGAAACTCCTGTAAAAATTTACATTGACGGTAAAAAGGTAGACGAAACATACGTAAATTATGGTGCTCAAGCTTCTCTTATGGTTACCGGTAATCAGATAAAATCCGGAACTCATTATGTTGAAGCTGTGCAATACAAAAACGGAAATATTAGCTTTTATAGATTAGCTAAATATAAAGTTACAATAAAATAAACAAAAAAAGACCGCACAGCTCAGCCCAAGCGTGCGATCTCCCAAAAGTCTTGATTTTGATACTTTTGTACAACCATACTTATTGTATCATTATCAAGTCAGCTATGCAAGTCGTAAAATTTTAACCATTTTGCGTTTTATGCAAATTCCAATTTTAGGAATTGCGTAGCTGTTATTTTTATACCTATTTTTTAGAATTAAGGAGTGATACAATGGCTAAAGCAAAATACAAAAAAGACACCGATGGTTACTATTCAACAAATGTATGGGATGGAACATACAAAGATAATGGCAAAAAACATTATAAACATTTAAGATCACGTCAAAGCAGCCGTGACTTAGAGAAAAAAGTAAAAGAATTTGAACAGCTCCGTGATCAACGAAAAGCTGTTATGAATACAGATATGTCTTTTATGGCATACTGTGAACAATGGAAAAAATTATATAAGTCCAACAGAGCAAACAATACTCTTAAAATGTACGACAATGTTATTAACGTTCATTTTAAGCCACTAACAGACGTTAAGCTACAAGATATACAACGTAGCCATTTACAATTGATTTTAAACAATGCTGATGGCAAATTAAGGACCCAACAACAGATTGTTATGACCTTCCGTCAAGTAATGGAATCCGCAGTGTGTGATCACATCTATCCGGCACAAGGTTATCAGGACATATTTAACAAATTAGAAAAGATAAAATACAAAGCAAAAGAAAAACGCCCATTGACCCATAGCGAACGTAACGCCGTTTTTAAGGCATCCTACAAGTATCAGATGGACATGGTATACACTTACCTCATTTATGGCTGTGGATTACGCTGTGGTGAAGCTCTGGCGTTAACAGAATCAGATATAGACTTACGATTCCACACGGTATCAATACTTAAATCTCACGACATTTCAGACAATATCCCAAAACGAAAATCAGTTAAAAACATCGAAAATGGAGAACGAGTTCTTCCAATTCCTGCAAATGTATTTGACGTGATCGCAGATTATGTCAAACTACTCAGGGAAGAAAAAAGGGAATACTTATTTGTCAACCAGAACTATAAACCTATGTCAAAGAGTGGATATCGCAGAATGTGGGGCAGAATTTTAAAAGCGCTGCAAGAAGTCAGTGAAGCTCCTATTGTCGATCTAACAAGTCATATCTTCCGACACAACTACTGTACAAACTTATGCTATCAAGTTCCGCTTATCAGCTTTAAAAGAGTTGCAGAGCTTGTCGGTGACTCTGAAAAGGTTGTTGCAGAAGTTTATAGCCACATCATGCTTGAAAAAGAAGATAGTGTTGCTGCTGTCAATAACGCCTTATCGTTGGAACAAAGCATGGAACAAAAAATGGAACAAGGTAGTGAGATGGTATCTTAATATTTTTTTGAAATCATGGAACGCAAATGGAACATTGGAACACCGATGGAACAAATACAACCAGTTACAATCGGCTACAATCAGTTACTTTTGCGTTCCATATTTTTTATAGATGGAATCGCTGCAAACCGCATAAATAAAAGAAAAGCACGGATTTAAGCCATTTCTGGCATCCGTGCTTTTTTAGTGAGCGTGCGGGGATTCGAACCCCGGACAACTTGATTAAAAGTCAAGGAATCAAATCTATGTTAAACCGCATAAACTCTATTGTTCTCGATTTTGATTGGAACGAAAATGGAACATTCTCGCTTCAACGTTGTTTATAATATCACATCATTTTCGACATTGCAACTACTTTTTTCGATTTTTTTCAAAGCCGTGCAAGTTTTCTTTCCTGCATATGTTCCAGACGTGTTCCATCCTAACTGTTTCCAGTATTTCTTCAAGGCTTGCGTTGTCTTTGCTCCCCAGATTCCGTCAATCACTAATGGATGTTCGTTTGCGTATGTACAATTTGCGTTCAGCTTTTTCTGTAACCACTTGATCGCAGATTTAGAAGAGTTCTTTTTTACAACGCTGTATGATACTTTTACGTTATCATATTTAGGTCGTCCATATCCTGCGATACGACTATTGCCTAAAGCATAAGACTTCTTGCACACTGCACCACCATTTGGAATAACTGCTTCTCCGTTGCTTGTGTTACCCTCGATCGTGAACACCATCTCATCAGTTACTGCATACACAATCCCAGTGTGGCAGATTCTCTGAGAGTTCTTGAAGAAAATCTGGTCTCCAATCCGTGGTGTTTTATGCCACTGGTCATTGTCTTTAAATTTTTGTGCTGATGTTGGAGTGTATGCACTAAAGCCATGTAAGAGTTTTTTTGCTACATCCCTGCCGTATGCCTGCACCATACACCAATCCACGAACATGTCACACCAGTAGGCATCGGTACCGTTAATGCCAAAGTATGCTCCGTACTTAGTGTAATTGTTGCTACCTGCGTTTTTTGTCTTGCTGTTTAGATTCTTGTTGCTTTTCTTCTCTAAGTATCCGACTTCTCTTTTAGCTACTGTAAGAAGCTTGTCTACCGTATTTGCCATATTAGTCCTCCTTATATTCGATTACCTCAGCAATATCCGTCTTGTTCTTTGCAAGCTCGCTATCCCCGATTCCCTTTGTCGTTGGGTCCACCAATACCCCGACAGTCACTAAGATATTAAGGATGATACCTACAAGCTGTGATACTGCATCCTGTGCGATTGGTGCTGTGATACCTAAGATTCCTAGAATCTGATAGATAAATGCGATTAAGGCAGAAGCCAATGCTACTAATGTTGCTTTATTTTTGAAACGTAATTTGAGATTCATAGTTTCTCCTTTCTTTTTGTGGAAATTTATGTTAATATGTATTTGAAGATTTTTTCATACTTAATCTTCAAATTTTATACTTTCCCCCTACAGTTTGTAGGGGGTTTTTTGTACTTGATAAATCTTTCTTTTGTCTATTTTATAACTCTGAATTTTCAACCTTGTTAAGATGATTACTAACATCAGCAGTTAATACTAGATTTCCAGATATATAACAACTTGTCTGAGTTGCAGATACAGTGATGTCTTTTACTGTATTATCCCTGACAATGTTATCAATCAAATTTAAATTCGTTGTTTTTTGGCTAATATTAATTCCAGTTTTATTTCCTATAACCACATTGTCTTTGATTGTAACATTTTCAAATGATGTCTCAAGAATCCCCGGTTTTTCGTTTCCTAAGCAAATTCCATTTCCTGTATTATCTCTTATCAAATTATTTTGAATAACGATTGATTTATTTTGGTAATCGCTGAAAAATCCACCATTTGCATTTTCGTATGCCTCATTACCGTCGAATATAACGTGTTGTCCACCACGCACTCCAAAACCGTAATTTCTGCCATTTCTGCAAATATTATTTGCAATAATCACTCCTTTTGGATAGGTAGGTGTTCTGTGTGCTGCATCTCCGAATATATGTTGATCCTCAAGAAAGATTCCAAAATGTCCGCAGTTATCACAAATACAGTTTCTCACAATAAAATTTTCATTTTCCCATGCTCCCGTTCCAATTCCGACTCCTGCACCACCGGGGCTGTTATCTGCATGGATACGTCCAGACTCGTAACAATAAATAGAGTCGATTACAACATTGTCAAGGAAATCAATTCCAAGAGATGTAGCAGGAGTACCAATTAATCTTAAGTCACGCCATACGCTGTTTTTAACATATTGATAAAAGAATGCCTTGCCATCACTTGAATATGTATCTATCGTACACTCTTCGCCATTTACCGTAAAATTTCTATAAGTACATCCCTCGATTGGAGTTTTGTTTGTTGCACTGTTATAGCCAAACATACAAACACCCTGTGAGCTATGTCCTGTCATTTTAAACACCGAATCCGTTAATGATTCCCCAACAATAGACACGTTACTTTTTGCTTTTATGCAACATTTACAACCACCAGTTCCCTCGATATATTGTCCATTTGATGTATCGAATTTATATGTACCTATTGGAACGTAAATCGTTCCACCACCATTCTTTGAAATTTCATCAATCATTTGTTGAAATTTCAAAGAATTATCATCTGCATCCTGTGTGATTCCATAATCAAGCACATTATGATACATACCCAAAGCATCTCGCATCTTCAAAAAGTTTTCTTCCACATTTTTATTTAATGTTTCAACTGTCTCGAATCCATTCAACCAATCATTTAATGTTGGTTCCTCTTTTAACCATAAAATTGATAGTTTCTCTTTGTTAGTCCATGTATCATTATCCACACCAAACCATCCACAATTTTCTTTACCAACTTCACAATAAATCATCTGCGTGCCACTTAATTGACTTTTTTCAAAGTATTGATTCAACTCCGTACAATCAAATTTACGACATTCTGTCCATGGGTAGTTACTTGAGTTTGCTTTTTCTGGATAGAACCATAATTGTACCGTTTTATCTTTCGCAGTTCCAATGGCTCGAGAAACATCATAACCGTAAATACTCCAATTATTTATACCGGATTTATATGGTGCATTAACACTCCCAAACTGTCGTCCTTGTAGTCTTGTTTGCATTATCATATAAATGTATGGTGTCCCAACTTCAAACGGAATCATATAGTTTCTTCTAATTGCTGACTCATTTCCTGCATTAGCATCCCCTGTTGGAGTGTAAAAATGAAATTCTTTTTTATCAATAAAATCAATCTTATCTCCAGTGACCGCTTTATCTGCAATTTTCGATGTTGTAATAGAACCATCAGTTACTGTTGCGTTTTTTAAAGATTCCTTCAGTGAACCAATTTCTTTTCCAACTACAGCCGAATCCGCAGGCTTATCTGATTGTGTAAGTGTTTTATCTGTGTCTACCGCAGCCGAATTATAAGTACCACCAGAAGTCCATGCAGACCCATTCCAGTAATACCAATTGCCACTTGTGTAACCAGACTCACTACCTTGATAGACATAGACTCTTGTTTTGTCTGTCATACCTGCGGCAGTAGTCGCAATATAAGGTGCTCCAATCTGCCCCATAATCGCAGACCACGGTACTTTTTGTAAATCTCCTTTACCCACCAAGCAATACATATCTGCTGTCGGATTAGACAACAGTGGTAAATCATTTATCTTTGCCATTTGCATCCACCTCTTTTACTTCTACACCAGATTTCTCCAAAAACTCTTTCAGTGCTTTCTGGTCTTTAAATTCGATTTCTTTTTCAGTAGGTTGTTCCATCATTCCTGCATACAGCCTGTTTTTCTGCATCAGCACATCGTTATGTACCTTAATCAATGACATTTCCACAACGTCCAATGTGGCACCATTCTGCATTGCTTCTGTGATGATTGTATTTATTTTTGTGCTTAAGTTCTCCGATAATACAGAGAATGTCATGTCAACCTGCATTTATTACCTCTACTTTCTGTTGTGTCATATCCGCAGATGCTTGCTCAATAGCTTTGGAAATCTGCTTTTCGGTCAGCACAACCTCTTGAACCTTAATGATCGTATATCCAAAATTCACATATTCTTCTATCATATCTGGTTGAATATAAAATCTGATATTATCTTTTTGAGCTATATATTTATCCATGATACTCTCCTATGATTTTAAAGCCGTTACCATTAACCCTTTTTCAAAAGTTAATGTGCTGATATATGCTTTTGTAAAATCGTCATTCAGTCCTGTTACTACGTTTATAGACCCAGTTTGACCAACAGATACCGTGCCACCGTCTCCCTCGCTGTAATCCGTAACACCAAGAACAGGAGACCCAAGTGCTATGATACTTCTTCCAAACAGTCCCATACCATATGCGTTTTTGTATATTACCCTACCGCTCATATGTGCCGTTCTTTGATCGTTCCTTAATATTTCTACCCATCCATTGTTTAAACTAGCTGTATAAGGAGCTACGACATTTGAGCATATACCAGTAAACGTACCTGTTGCCGCTTTAAGTTCTCCGCTGAATGTACCAGTAACACCCTCTAACTTGCCTGTAAATGTTCCACTTGCCGCTTTAAGTTCTCCAGAAAACGTACCTTTTGTTGCGTTGATTCCGTCTTTATCCCATGTACCGATAACATTGTTGTTCTCGTCATACATCTTAAAGACACCATTACCATTATTCTTGCCACCAAGTGCAAGTTCTCCACCTTTGGCATAGGTAAAAGATATATACAACTGATTTCCCTCTTTGTAGATACCTTTAATTGCTCCGTTATTCGTCAGCAAGTTAAATATCTGTTCGTGTGTCAGTGCTTCAACGTCCATAACCAACGGTATTGATTCTTCGTCAAGTACGGTCTTTTTATCCGCTGTATACAGCCTGCATCGTATATACAACACATCTTTCATGCTCCGTTTGCTGACCACAATCATACTTCCTGCATTGGTTGTCAGATAATCTCCTGTCTTAACCTCTAAGCAATTATAGAAAGAATACGTCAATGAACTTTCAACAATTGAACTTTCATAAGTTTTAGTCCATGTCTTTCCATCTTTTGATTCTTCCACTACAAAGATTCCTTGATATTCAACTTTCGCTGAGTTTGTGCCATCTCTGTAATATGCCTTAAATGTCATTTCATCTGGTGTTGTACTTCCGTCCTGTGCTTTTTTCAGAATGTTTATGGATGGTTCTAACAAGTACACTCTGCCCGGACTACCATCACGTATCTTTGCGATATTAAAACGCTTCTTCGCTATATACGTCATATATGTTGCAGTAACATCTATCCATCCAGTATCCGTTGTAAGACTTGACACTGTATAGACTTTACTAGATGTATCAAACGTACCGTTTACACCATCAGATTTTGCAAATGAAAAGATAGTATCTTTTGTTACATCTGTCTGCCCCCAAAACGTCTGTACTGCAAACGTCACTTTCGGAAACTTAACATAATTTCCCTCGTGATCTACACTAACACCTTGGTATTCATTGTCCATCTTAAGGATTAGATTTCCTGCCTTTTTTATATCCTCAATTTCTTCGGTTAATATCTTTCCGCCAATAGAAATGTTGTCTCCACTGATAACAACCTTGCCGGTATCCATATCAACCAAAAAAATCGTATTTCCAAAAGAATCTTTTACTTGTATTCTTCCAGACGTGATCACATCCGCTGTAAGACCTGTAGCCTTTAAATATCTAACAATCGTATCTCCATCAACTGTCATTCCTGCATTGTATGTTTTTCCACCATCCGTAGAAACTCCCCATGCTTCCGCTGTCATTTTCCAGATCATATTGGAATCTTTTAGCTGTGGCTTATTGTGCAGATAAAAAATCTGTCCGCCTGCCGAATCTTTTTCAATTGTTGTATAAGTTCCGGAAGAATTATTTAATCTATTTTTCAGTTCTTCTAATGCTTTTTGCCTGTCTGTTTTTTCTTGCGTGATCTGCTTTCTGTATTCCACATAATTTTTTGTTGCTGCGGAATATCTTACAGCACTATTTTTTTCTGTGCTTTCAGCATTAGAACTTGTTGTTTGAGAATTATTTGTATTAAATTTCGTTGATGATACAAGTATTTTGTACCGGTCAAATTTTGAATCAGTAAGAATTGCAACATCTCCGGCTTCTAGTGTTGGATCACTGATATGTGTGATCGTAGCTTTTCGAAATGCAAACCCTATTAACTGTTCTCCTAAAAATCCAGATACCGTTTGACCGGCACCATCTTTAATCAGCTCATTGTTTTCAATAGAAATAAGGTATCCATCCGATCCAGTCTGATAATTTATATATCCATCATCACTAGAAGTCGTGTTTTCTGATCCCTCAGAAGTATCAGAATCATCACTGCTATTTTCAGTATCTTTCTTTTCCATTACTCTTACACCAGTAATGACCACATCATCTGTAGCTACATCAGAGTTATAAATTCCATTAAATTGGTAGATTCCATCTGGTATTTTTTCTTCTAAATACGGTTTATACACGTATAATGTGTTGTCCCCTTTGAATCCAATGTTGATAGAAACATTTTGTGATGTTGAAGTAAAATCAAATTTGAACCCAGTCCAACCGTCATTTAATTCTATTTCTTTGCTTGCAAGTTCTTTTGTCCCATTTAAAATCTTCACGATTGCTACATCGTTATCTTCTGGATATTGCATAAAAAATTGACCACCAATTGTATAATTAGTAGCCAACTTAAGATTCGGAACTGCTTCTACTGCATAGCCTGTTTTTCCTGCATTTGGGATGATTGAAAGCATTTCTTTATATTCAATTGTATCCGTTCCTATTTTTGCATCTACAGCTTTCCAACTTGTTATACCACCATCAAACAAACTGTCAGGAATCAAATTTATAAGTGCTTTTTCTAAAAGACTCTGATTGAACCATTTTAATTCCAACTGCCCATTGACATTGCACCTACAATAATTTCCTGAGATTTGACCACACCAAGCAATCACTTCACGAAATGTTACCGCAGCATCAGTCGGTCTTGTATTGATAATATAGTCACTATGTGAAAAATCTGGTGTATTTAATGTCACTCCGCATATATCACATGCATCCATAACGATCGTCTTTAATGTTGCCGGATACTCCAACTTACTTTCAGAATATGCCCTGTCAAACTTACCCATATTATCTATGCATGTAAGTGTTATAATTGATCCATTATATTTTGTATCATCTACTGTATATACGCCTTTTTTTATTTTCTCAATTCGTGGTGTATACGAAGATTCCGTTTCATCGTCTGCATCTATATCAAATTCCGTTTCGTTCAAATCAATACCTAACTGCACACTTACTACAGCTTCTTTAAAGTCATATTTTGTAAACTTATCATAGATGTTATTTATTACAATCGTGCATTGATTGATAACAGCTGATCCAACTTCAAAAGTTCCACTTGAAACTGCATCTTCAATCGTAACTCCGCCATTCCATATATCATCATTGGTCAAATTTAGAGTTGTCCCGTCTTTCAACGTAATATCTGCGTAACTAAGATAATTACAATTTCCGTTATTTAATTTATCTCTAAATTCACTTGATACGTTGATCATAATTTACCTCTCTATTATGTCAAAAGAAACACTCTCTATAATTTTTTTATTTTTCATCCACCATTTCACAGGTGCTTTTCTGTCCCCTGTGTAAAATGTTCTTGTCTGATATTTATTTGCCATCATATCCCAATATCTTACTTTTACATATTCTGGATTAAAGGCTTTCAATATTTCAGAAGTAACATCTGGTGTTTTAGCATTCCATTTCAATGCCAACTTTCTTTTCTGTGCTTTTCTATTTTTATGCATCAATGCATCATCCGTTCTTCCTGAATCCGATGCTGATACATCTTGCAATGACCATTCATAAGAAGCTGGACATGGCATTACTTTACCATTAACTTCTATCATGTGTTCTGCCATAAAAAATCCACCTCCAACTATTTAAGGTTAGCGATCAATTTTCGCTTTTATTGACCGTATAAACTGCAAAAACGCCTATCGTTCTCGATAGACGTTTTATAATTTTATATTATACAATACTCTTTGGTCTTATTGTGTATCATGTGGTCTTATTTGTGGCTAAAAATATGTACAACAAGTGTTAATAATACAGTAGCTGCTAATTTTCCTTTTAATGTCACAACCAAAGGCCTTGCAACAATAAACTGTAGCAACCACAAAACAAAATTGACAATTCCAAAATTTACCGCAAAAACTATGATCATTCCCAAGATTACTGCAATAATTGATACAGCTAATTTATTTTTTCTAAATTTTTTGATCATATCATATCCTCCTACTCTAACCAGTGATTATCCAAATAATAAAATCCGAACACTGCTAACCCTGTCCCAGTGATCCAGAATACCCAAAACAGAATTTTACAAACTCCACCACTTGTTTTGTATGATTCAACTGTGTCTTTTATATTTGACTTATTCAAATCACAGCTTGTCATAGTATTATTTTTTAGCTTTGTGTAAACAGTTCCCTTAACGGGCTTTGCTTCCATACCATAGTATTCATACCTGACACGAGAAGTATGATAAATTCTTTTTAGATAATGACCTCCCATGAAGTTAATCTTATCTTCCTTGAATTTCTTGCCTGCAAATTTAATCTTTTTACAAGTCCTACTTTCTCTCCATACATCATCCCATGAATACCAGACTTTCTTTTTGTAATGAACTTTTCCTTTGCTGTCTTTAACTCTTTCGGTTTTTTCATGTCTGCGATATTCTTCTCTGATCTTCCTGATATAATAATACTTACCACCAATTTCTTTGTATGTAACTGTATCAACCGGCTCTATCTTCCCATAAACAAATGCATTGCCCAAGTCTGTTTCCATCCCATACTGAAAAAGATCATTGCTTTCAATTTTTGCAGCACGATTATATTCTTCGTTCTGATCCATGATGTAATTATCAATTTTCCCACTGATAGTAAAGCCAATCAGAAACATTAATCCAACAATAACAACGCTTGCTATAATCTCTCGTGGAGTTATTTCAAAAGTATCAAACTGAAATCCTTTGAATTTTCTCATAGGCTACTCACTAAATAAATTCTGCGGTGCTGTCTCTGTTGCATCCTCAAATTTTAAATATTGATATGTTTTCTGTTTGTATCCTAAAAGTTTCAAGAAAAAGTTCACTGGAAAGTTCACGACATATCTGTTGTATTCTTTGATCTGCTGATTGTAATTGTCTCTTACGTCAGAAATCTTATTCTCTGTAACTGCTAATTCTTTCATAAGCCGTTGATAATTCTTGTCAGCTTTTAATTCTGGATAAGATTCTTTTATTGCTGCAATCGCTGTGCCTGTACTTTCGATTTTTCCAGTATTTGAACTTCTCTCTTTAACAATATTTTTCAGTGTTTCGGCTTCATGTTTGTTGTAAGATTTCACACTGTCTGCCAGATTATACACTAAATCCTGTCTTCTCTTTTCCTGAACGTTAATTGCCGCCTTTGATTCCATTATCTGTTCTTCCATCGAATTTGCATGATTCTGTGGTATGTGAATCATAAATATGCCAACTAACGCTATTGCTACAATCGCAGCTAGAACAATCAATGGTATTTTCCATGTTGTATTTTTCATCTTTTCTTCTCCTTTTCTTTGATGATTCTATATCTCAACAGGATAATCACTCTTAACATTGTCATAGTATTCATCCTGAACTTTGTAGAATAGATTTTCACGGATTTTATAATTCATAAAGTGCATGATCTGGTAATTAATTGTGAATCCGCTATTTTTGCCATATTCTGTTGCAAAGTATTTATCAATCATAAGTTTGTATAAATCAAAATCCAGTTCTGTGTCTTGCATATTCTCAGGAACAAAATAAAACTTCTCAACCAACTCTACGCATTTTTCGTCAGAGATCATTGGATGGTCTGTTCCTTTCTCCAACTGATATTTCTTGAAAAAGTATTTAACAATATCTCCGATTACACATTCATCTTTTGGATTGTTATACAGATCATCGTCAAACTCTTGATTGACTCTAAAACCTAAATGGATTTTATCTTCAATTGTCTGACTAAGAGTATTTTTATTTCCCTTTCTCTTTATGATTTTGACCTTATTTCTCCCAGAAATAGGCATGAAGTCTTTTTTATCTCTACACACATCATTATTATCTTTATCTTCTGTTGATAAAAAAGCATAATCTTTATCGTTAGATAAAGCATTATTAATATCTGTGTTAGTCTCTGGTAATGCTTCTGTCAAGTTGTCGCTTTCAAAGTTATCCTGTCTAACTGTATGGTCTGATTCTGGTTCGTCTAAAATCTGATCAATGATTTCTTCTAAAACCTCATCGTTTACTGTATACCACTTTGTAGATGTAGAACCATTACGACGATTGTTATAATTTCCCACTAAAACAAGACCCTTGTTGCGTAAACTATAAAAAATACGCTCAACGGTCTTATATGACCAAAACGGAAAATTTTCTTCCTGCCACTCTCTGATAGAGTTATAGCACCAATATTTACCATCGTGGAAATTTCTGTTCTGTTTTTTATTTACGGAAATCCAATAATAGATTTGATTCAGAACGATTGCTTCATTTAAGCCAATCATTTTTGCAAGATCAGGATTGATTACTAATACGTTACTTTTGAAAAATAAATCTAATTTCTTACTCATATTATCACCTCGTGGTTATTTGAACATTAACGTGTGCACCCTCATGTTAAAATATAAAAACAGCAAACGGAACGTACACGAGGAAAGACGTTCTTTTCGCCGGCACACGATGGCTAGTTTGCTGTAATTATTAAAATAAAAAAAGACATACACAGGATTGTGTGGTCTTCATGACCTTTGCATCCTGTGTATGTCTTTTAACTTAAATTCATCATAGCATAAAGTTTTACACAAATCAATATGCATTTGATGGTTTTAATCTGTAATTATTTCTTGCTTGTCCTTTTGCAACAGACCTTGCAAGAACTTCGTTATCTTCTGTATATAATGTTGCGTATAAGTTTATATCTGGTTGATTTCCACTATTGTTCATCATAGCAACAACAACTCCACGTTCTACAGCATCAGCAATGATACTTTCATCAACCATACCGCCGGAATTACCAACGATACTATCTGCGATCATCTTCATAGTTTTTGGATTTTCAAGTGGTAATACAGCTTCTGATCCGGCTTCACCGACACCGATCACGGATGCAGAATCAAATAATCCACCTTTTTTATACCAATCTACTTTAAATTTAGTTGGTATGCTTAAGCTCATTCCACCAAAATTAAAGTCTTTTGTTCCCCAAGAAATATGAGGTGTTGGAATACGTAAAGATTTAAAACCATTAATAAACTGCTTAATGATATTTTGCCCAACTTTATACATATCTCCAACGGCATTTTTTACATTGCTCGGTAACTTTTTCAACCAGTTTCTAGCATCTGTCCATTTATCTCCTTTTAATCCAGAAAGCATACCTTTCATAGCTTCTGCTCCTTTGGCAACTAACCACGCTGCCGGAGATGTTCTTGCTAATGTATTTACCGTAAAACTCTTTAATCCTTTTACGGTTGATTGGAAGTTTCCGTTCTTCACGTTCTCCCAACCGTTTTTCATTCCGTTAACAGCTTGCTTACCTTTTTCAACCAACCAATTCTCAGCACCAGTGACTTTACCTTTGATGTAATTTCCGATACCTGCGGCTGCCTGACCGACTTTGCTTTCTTTTACAGACTCCCATCCACTACGGATACCTTCAACTGCATTCTGTCCTTTTTCTTTTAACCATTCACCGGCATTTCCAACTTTTTCTTTAATAAATTTGCCAATTGTACTAACAGCTGTTCCGAAACCAGATTTTGCACTTTCCCATCCATTGCGCAAGCCTTCAATAAGGTTTTTTCCTTTTTCCTTTAACCATTCTCCGGCGCTGTTAAATCCATTCACAATATTCTCTTTTACGTTTCCGATAAACTTAGATATTGCACCCCAGTTTTTGTATATTAAAAATCCACCAACGATTACTCCAACTATAGCTAATCCAATCGGTGAGAACAGCACGCCAAGAACACTGCTAAATGCAGCTGATACAGCTGGTGCGAACGTACCTGTTACCCATGATGCAATTCCACCTGCAAATGAAACCGCTTTTGGAAATAATTTTGTTGAAATAACTTCCGCGATCTTCGGTGCAACATCTGTTGTAATCTTCCCCGGAATACCTTTTAAAAGGCCAATCGCATCCAAAACATACGTTCCAATCGCCGTACCTAATGTAGATTTTGAAAAAGCTCCTGCCATTTTCTTTAATGCTATGATTAATAAGGAAGACGATCCATCTACTTCTTTAGGTATTAAACCAAACGCCGAAAGTATAGGGCTTACAATTTTATCCACTGCTGTAACAAGTTTAATAGCACCAAAAGCTATAATAAACTTTCCTTCGATTGTGGTTCCTAATCCTGAGATAAGTCCACCTAATATTGTTTTGATTGTTGTAAATACTTCTCCGAATATTCCACTCCAATCAATACTACTTAGGAATGTTCCAATGCCTCTTCCAAGTCCTGCCCAGTCTGTATTTTGCGCTACCTGTGAAAATACTCCAAGAAGATTTTTTACAAAAGTGCTTAATATTTGTCCATTTTCTTCCCAGTTAACTCCAGTGATAAAAGTATTAATCCCGTGAGAAATATTTGCTGCAATATCAGACCAATGTACAGTTTCATTGATTTTTCCAAGTACAGAAAAAACTCCATTGATTCCTACTGCAAATGTATCTGCGATAGTTGCGAAGTCGATGGATTGGAACATACCATTTACAGCTTTTCCAAGAGCAACGCCGATTTGCTGAAATCCTGTTAAGCCTGTATTATCTGTTGCTGCTAATTGATTCAAGAATCCGTTTAAGATTCTCCATGAGATCATAAAATAGTTTCCGAGTGCATTTCCTAACTCTGTCCATGGAATTTCCTGAATCATTCCTTTTAAACTTTCTGCAATTCCAGTACCTAGAGTTTTGAAGTTTATACCACCATCAGGAGATGCAATTTGATTAAATGCTCTCACTACATCCGTAATCCCTGCACCAACTACTTTACCTAATAACTTAAAATCGAAATTATCAAGGAATCCATTGATTGCCTGAGTAAATTTTGTTGTAAATGATGTGATTTTAGGACCAACATTCTTCCAATCAAGTGCATCATAGGCTAATTGCAGACCGGCATTTAACATATTTGCGATCTCACGGCCAACACCATACCAATTATTATCAAGGAATGCTTTTCTGATTCTTGAAGCCCAATGGCTAATTGGTGTTTCATAATCTTCATCTTCAAGACCACTCAAATCACCGAGTCCGCCAATTCCACCGCCGACTCCACCGCCACTTCCAGAACCACCTGCACCTCCTCCAGATCCAGTATCGCCTGATTGCTTATTGTCATTCAACTGATTCAATTCATCAAACGGCAGAACGGATAAGGTCTTCTTTAATTCTTTCGCTGCCTTAGATGCTTTGTTCATCCCTTTAGATGCATCGTTTCCGGCACTTCCAAGTCCTGAAAGATCAGTAGCAGAATCGCCAACTCCACCAAGATCATTTACAACACCTTTTGTTGCTCCTTTTATCTTTTTTCCCATCAGAACATACATAAAGTTTCTGAACATATTAGCTGCTTGCATAAGCCTGCTCATTAAAGCGTTTAATGCTTTAATTGCCGGAAGTACAGCTGCAATAATTCCTTGACCCATAACAGCTGATAATGACTGAATGTTTAATTTTAATAAACGTACTTGGTTTGCCCAAGTACCGGCAGTACGAGCAAAATCACCCTGCGCATCTTTTGTTACAGACATTAAATAGTTATATCTCAATGTAGCCTGTTCTGCCTGAGTCATAGAAGTCCACGACTTTGTAATTCCGTTTGCCAAAGCATAAGCACTCATATTTGCAACAGACATGTTAATACCTAATTGCTTTAATGGTTCAATCTCACCAGAAATACCTGCCCTGATTTTATAAAATGCTGTATCAGTATCTATATTATAAAAAGATGCAATATCACCCGCTAATCCGGCTAATGCTACTGACATGTCGGATGCTGCATTTTGGGCGACACCTGATGACTTCAACATTGCCATTATGGTTCCTGTGTATCTTTTAGCTGCCAACTCAGATACTCCAAACTGCTTTGAAGCTGTTGAAGCAAAATCATATGCTTTGTATTTTAATTTACCAAAAGAAACATCAATTACGTTTTCTGCTTCTGTTATATCCGATCCTAACGTTATTGCATCCTTTGTAAATTGTCCAAATGCTTGTACCGCCTTAAATCCAATAGCTGTTTGAATAAGATTTTTTAAGCTGAAATTTACGGTTGAAATACTTCCACTTGCTGACCCAATATTTCGAATAGCATTTACCATTTTACCAATACCACTACTTACAGTAGACCCCGCTCTGGATGCTAAGCTTGCTAATTCAGAAAATCCGTTCCTTAATTTTCCGAAAGAAGTATTCATTGTATTGACAGCGCTACTAACTCTACCGCCTGATGCTGCTAATTGTGCCAACGCCTTTGTCATTTCTACTGTATTCTTACTAACAGCCGGTGCTTTAGACATGGTATTGAAAAATGACAAAAGTTCTTTTGCCATTATTTGTAGTCCGTTAGCACTTAATTCTACTTTTTTGCCGGCAGAAGATAGACTCGCTAACGCTGATATGAATTGATTTATTGATTCTTCAACACCTTTAACAGATGCTAATTTATTTGCAGTTTGCTTTATTGCATTTCCTACCGCCGGAAGCTTACTTGCAACTATACCAGTATTATTTCCAGAACTGATTAATCTAGCTAATGATGCAACAAGTCTATTGATACTTGATGAAACATCCGGAAGATTTCCAAGTTTAGACACAGACTTATAAATACTGTCAAAAATCTGCGTATCAAAACCTTTTGTATCAACTGCCATCAATTTTCTGATAGAGTTAATAACAGAAGATATTTTGCTGTCGCTAAAATCAACGTTATTTAAAACTGACATTGCATGAGATACTTTTGATATTCCGTTCACAGAATTTTGAATATTTCCAGTATCTAATTTTCCTATCTTTTCAATTGCTTTGGAAACTGAATTGATATTTTTATAATCTAGCTTTGGTATCGTAACACCTGAAACACCTTTTAAAGCATTCAATCCAGAAGCCAATTCTTTTAATGGTTTTGAACTTGCATTTAAGGCGGTAAAATTAACATTTGTTAATGACTGTAACTGTTTACTGAGACCAGATAATTTAGGTACATTGATTTTGATACCACTCATTGATTTTAAAGACGAAGAAACCCTGCCTATCTCACGAGAATAGTTTCTCATACTTCCAGTATCTACGGACTTAAATGCTTTGCTCACGTCATATAATTTGTTTGCCAAATTATCAAGTGCTGTAACAGCTCTGGCAGTCGAACTTTTCACTTGTATATCGAGTGTTTCTATTGTACTATCTGGCATTTTGATTCACCTCCAACTAATAAGGTCAGCGGCTGATCTCATACGGTCAGCCGGTATAAAAAAATAAAGGGCAGAATCATTCGTCTGCCCCTATCTTTTCTATATTTGCATTTGCTTGCATAACTCTGAGTTCCATAAGTCTTAATTCTTGTTGCATTTCTTCTTTACTTCTTCCACTTCTCTTTTCAATTGATTCAATACTTTTTTCTTCTTTTAGCAATGGGTTTTCTGGATAATTCCCATTTTTAGAAAAAGCACAATTAATCGCTTGCAACACATAAGAACCTGTTAACCATGATTGATAATTTGTACTTTTCAATTCATATTCTTTCTGTTCTTTGTATGCATTTATGTATACACTGATTTCTTTTGGAGTGGAGTGAAAAAATTCATCTTTTGTCATTCCGGCTTTTACAGCCTGAGGAAACAATGTATCAAGTATTATTTCTCTGTAACTTCTGTTTTCGCTGTTTTCTTTTTGTGATCCTGAGGTTTCTTTGGTTCTTTCTTCTGTTCTGGTTCGATCCCTAACATCTTGTTCAGACCGATTAGATCGAAAAAATTATCTTCGCCCATCTTTTCAATACAAAGAGTCATGATCCCATAGAAATTTCCATCTTCATCATCTTTATGTTCTTCAAGATATGTTCTAATAAGAGATTTTGCATCTTTAAGATCAGAAACTGTTCCATCTCCCTCTGGTCCATGTGCTTCAAGAAGCCCTGCATAAAAGATTATTAATGTTGTCTTTGGGATATTGGAAATTTCTTTTACGAGCTTCTTAATATCATTTTTATCTTCTGATTCACTGATTCCTACCATCAATGAAGTTACGCTTGATACACAATCGTCATATAATGATGCTTCAACTGTGTATTCAAGCTTATAATCTTTTCCACCAATTTTTAATACTTTATACATGTTTGCCTCCTATTCATTCAAATTACACTTCTGTATCGTCTGGTTCTACTGCGGTATCAAGACCGACATACTCGTTGATTGTCAATGTCATTTCAACGGTTGCTAATCCATTCTGATCAAGCCCCGGCTTAGGTAACTGTGCTGGTGGCTCAATCTTTGTGAAATATGCCTTATCAAGTGCCGGGTAATATTCTTCATACCATACGGCTTTTCCTGCTGCTTTTCCTGTTTTGTATTCACTGATCAAAGTTTCCCATTCTTTAACTGTCTCGTTCGTTAAGTTGACAGTGACATTAAATGTTCCACCTGTTGACCCTCTACCTGCAATCTCTTTATCAACTTCATCTTCTAATGCTGATGCATCGATTGTCTCTGTATCAATTCCAATATCATCCGTGGCATTGATACGATGAAGCTGTTTAAATTTTGCCGGTTTTGTTCCTGCTGTAGTTTCTACTGCATATCCAACTTTTACACCGACTGTACTTATTCCGGCTACACCACTCATAATCAAACTCCTTTCTACCCTGTAACTATTGAGGGTTAGCGATCATGATTTTTCATGACCGGTTTAATATCTAAACAGAAATATCTGTTATTAACTATTTCTCTGAAACTTATATTTGTTTTTCATATTGTTCGTATAAAATCGCTGACCTCTATTCTTCTTTGAATCAATTAATCCCTGTATCTTTTCCTGATAAATCTCATCATTAGAAATTCTTATCAGGCTTGTGAGCAAATATATTGATAAATGGTTAGGTACTCTTTTATGTGTAACCATTTCAACGATATATCTTGATTGATTAAAAGTTCTGATGTGTGAATGACCATCAGCAAATTTCTTTTTTGTGTTATGCACTATGTACCCATCATCATTTGATTTATATATGTTAAATTCATTCTTTGAATAGATAAGATTCATGTTTACTCCAACAAATTACCTGTGTAGATTCTGCTATAACGACTTACAACACGCTTTATACTATTGTCTGTGTTATCTTGCTGTTCTGGTCCATATGTTCGTTGAAATCCCATAGACACCATTGCTCTGTGACTTGCATCATCAATCTGATATACCTTTTCAACACTTTTTGTTCCTGTTGCAAAACAATCAATTTGAAAACTTGGAATTGTAGCTACTTCGTCACCTTCTATATCCCAACGTGTCCCCGGATTTCCCATAAGAAACATTTGTGCATACATCTTTTTGTTAGCTGCAAGAGTTTGACTTCTTTCGAATGAATAATTTCCATCACCCACAACCTTTTTAATTTCTGCACTCCAACGCTTATATACATCGGACACTGGATTTTTTACTGTATCAGGCATATGAATCTTTCCTTTCTAAGAAGAAAATACTTCCTTTGCTATCTTTAACATCTGCTGTCGCATTTCTACGCCGGCTTTATACACTGGCATTGTTGCTTGTGTACCTTGCGACTTTACAATTTCTCCTGTATCAGCGTAATAATACCAAGCATCTTTACTTCCATTGCCTTTTCCATAAGAACCAATCGTATATCCTTTTGATGCTCCCAACGGATGAGGGCTGCTACCAACAGCTCCGTTGTAATGCACACCGGCACCAAACTCTATAAATAGTAAATCCTTACCACTTACGATCAAAGTTGCTTGTGCATAATCTCCAAAAGAATTGATTTTGATATAAGCATCATGTGTTTTGTCTGAATCGCCCGCCGCAACAGCTATATTAGAATCTATAACAGGAATACCAACTTCTCCGAGTCGCTTTACAAATTCTCTGTTTTTTCTAATAAGCTTATCTCTGCAATTTTCAATTTGCTTTATTGCTGATTGAATACTTTTTTGACTCAGCTCAATATTGATTCTCATTGATATACTCCTTTGATTTTGCTAATTCCATACCTTGCGATATTTCCTTTTTTTGTATCAATTATTTTCAAAATCTTATAATCTGGCATTGTCACTGGCGTTATTTCATCATCTTCCATTCTCAATGACCCATCTTGATTAAATTCTGGTTCTGAATCCACCCAACATACGACACCTTCTTCTGCATAATCGCAAAACGATCTGTCATAACTTGTAATATAGCGATCATAGTTCGGAACAATACCCGCTGATATTTCTTCCGCAGTACCACTTGTAGATGATACGGTCATTTTTTTCATGATCGGCTTTTCATAAGTAATGACAGTATCTATATCATCATGATTTTCTGAAATTTTCGAAAACCATATATTTTGCTTGTCTCTTTGCCTTGATCGCATATTACAATCACCTACATTCCTATTTCTTTAAATATGAATCCAACAACGATACCTAAGATTGCAGCAATAACTGTCCATACAACTCTTCGCCACGTTTCACCATCTTTTGATTTCAGTGATTCAACATCTTTGTTTACTGTATCAAGCTTATCATTCATGTTTATTAATTTTTCACACATAACTGCCGATGTTTTAGCAAGCGTGTGTATTTCTTCTGCCAATTTTTCTAGCTCTTCTATTCGTCTGTTTTGTCGATGATCTTCATCTTCAATTCTTCTTTTGAACTCATCGAATGTATTTGTTTCAACAAAGTGTTCGCTATCCAATGAAGACTCCCTTCTGGCATAAAAAACAGGACTTCGCAAAATAGAAAAGTCCTGTTTATTTCCAATTTAATATAACCTCCATAAAATGTGCTTTCCCCACCACCTTCTTAAGCACTCCCTGCGATGTATAATAGGAGGTCTTTTCAAACATCACGCACCGTCTTAGATAATTTTTGATTCAGGTATAATACCTCTCAAATAACTAGAAGGTGTTCCAGAATTTTCATAAGAAGCTGATGTACTGCTTTCTGAATAACTGACTACGCCTTCTTTTCCTTGTTTATCATAATGATACTGTGCTATCCTTTTTATTTTTCCTTTGTATCGTTTCACAGCTGATTGTTTCTGTTTTTCAAACTCTTTATCAGAAGCATATCCACCGGGATACATTGCACAGCATACTTCTTCTATTGCATCTTCAATCAATGAGTTTAGAAATGACTGTTGATTTGCTTCATAATCATCTCCGGCATATTCAATTAATTCATTCAATATTTCCTCTGTCATTTCTTTTACCTCATTTTATTTCTTCGGCGATCTTCCTCTTTTTGGTTTTTCTGGTTCTTCTGTAGATTCTTCACTTTTTACAGGAACTTCCTGTTCTTTTACAGATTCTTCTACAGAAGGTTCCGTGGAAACATTATCCTCCGGAACCTCATCACCAGCTGCATAATACACACCATTTTTATTTACTACATGATCGTAAATCATACAACTCCTCCTATTTTACTTTCATAACATAAATGCTGTCCATGCCTTCAAAAGATGGGAGAACAATCTGAGAAGCAGTAGTAGAATAAGATACTGGTGGTCCGTATTCAGATTTAACAGCAATTGCAACTCCTGTATCATCAAGGACACTTACATCTACACTAGGATCACCAAGTAATGTTCTTTCCTCTGGTGTCACTCCATACCATGTATTACCAAGCTTTCCTTCACCGATGATTGTTACATAATCATCAGGATAGAAACTCTTATCTTTACCGTCATAGTCCTCAAACTTCTTATCGTATAAAATTGGGATAAGTCCTGTCTGAGACTGGAACACTTCTTTTACAACTTGTTTAGATACAAAATCAATTGTTCTTCCAGAAATTGTAATAATAGCATTTTTGATCTGAGAGTTTTCGATCAGATAGTTAAATGTTTTTGAAGTCATCATTGCATACATAGGTGAGACACCGATACCTGTCAGGTAATCAATACCCTTCTGAATATCGTTTAATGGTTTGGATGTATCCGCTTTATCCCATGTGCTTGTCCCTTCTAAAGATGCATAATGTTTTGCTTTCCAATCGCCGTTCGGATCATAACTGTAATTGTAAGCTACATTATCAGCTGTACCGATTACAATTTTCATATCTCCGCCTACTGGTGCAAGTAACTGCATTCTCATGCGTTCGGCTGCAATATCAGCACCATCAATTAACTCGTTTGTATCATCATAGATATGAGATAAAACTTCATTAAGATATGGATCATTGGATTCCTGAGCTCTTGTGATCTCTGCTAAATCCTGTTCTTTTACAACCATAGATTCACGGAAAAGTGGCATTTCTTCATTTGTCACTTTGAATCCTTTTCTTGCACGGATTGTTGCCATACCATCAAATGCAGATGGTTTTAATGCAACTCCAAGACCTTTATGTGTTTTGATCCATTTCAGGTCAATTCCAGTTTTCTTTTTATTTGGGAAAAAAGCAAGTCCGGCATATGCCATGGAATTACTTACATCAGAAGTTCTAACGGATGCTACTGCTTCCGCTGAAAAAACGTCTGTTAATAACATATTGTTCTCCTTTCTACCCTGTAACTATTGAGGGTTAGCGATTATCTATCTTTTCTAATAACCGGTATTTGTCTTATGCTAAGACTTCTGGTTCTTCTAATACGATTCTGCATCCAGACTTTTCTAACTCTGTAACTAATGCAAGATCATATGTTAATCCAGAACTTTTCTGTGCTCTTGTCGTATTTACATATGCTTTCTTTAAAACTGCCTGCTGCGGTCTTGTTTCATAAGCATCATGAAGTAAAATTCCAACAGCGCCAGTCCAAGGTGTAGCTTTAATTGGTGCTCCATCTTTTCCGATTGGAGTACCGGCTTTTACAACTTTTCTACCTAAATCGTCTTTGGTTTCTACGCCATCAAAGTCTACTGTATTTGGAATTGCTTCAAATTCTTTTCTGTTTAAAATTTCAACTTCATTAGAAACTGAAAGAACATCTACTTTCATATCTCCTCTTGCCATGATACGTCTCCTTTCTTACATGTAATGTTTTAATATATCTGCATTAACTCCGGCTTTTTTGTTCTTCGCAAATTCCTTTGCTTTTTCAACTGCAAGTGATTCTTTTGCATTTCCATTTCCGGCGTTAATATTTTTTCTGTTTTTGTAAAATTCCTGTTCCATATCGGATTTAGTGACTTTTATATGTTCTGCAAGACATTTAAAAGCTGATTCAATATCATTTCCGGCAAGTGACTCTGCAAATTTTTTCGCTGCATCTTTACTCATGCCAATTTCAGGGTCCATACATCTTTCTGTATATTCTCCAATCAGCATTTTCGTTTCTAACTCAGCGATTCTTGCATCTTTAGCTTCGTCAGCCTCTTTCTTTTCTAACGCTGCCTGTTCCTGCGCTGTTAATGTTGATCTGTACTGTTTTGTGATCTCGCCTTTTTCCTTTAAGGCTTTATCTAATGCAGCTTTATTTTTTGATCCCTCAGCTTCTAATCGTGCGATTTTAGCAAGTAATTCATCTGTGCTAGGTTCATCTTCTGTTGATCCAGAACCACCGCCATTATTGCCTGAAAGATTTCCGACCTGCGCTCCTTCTCCACCATCTGGTGCATCTGCAAATCTAACTCTGCTGCGAGTACGTTTACCTTTTAAATAATAAAAAAACATATAAAATTCCTTCCTGTGTTTTTATGAGTTCTCTCTCAATCAAATTTGTGTTTTATTTTCTGCTTTTCTCTAAGCAACCGTGTTTTATTAACGTCACTTCTCTGTGACTATATGTATTTAACACTACATCTGCATCCTACGATTTCAGATGAGCTTGCGCCCAAAGACACATCCCTTGGGTACATTAATAAAGAACCACCCACAATGAATGGTTCTGTTATTCCTATAATCTCTCCATCAGCGGACCTATGTGTGGACCTTGTTTTCTTGTCCATAATTGCAACCCACTGTTTTTTTGTTTTTCCTTGTGCTATTGCTTCTAAGTCGTATTGAAAACTTCTTGATACATTGCTTTCATTCTCAGAAATAAATTTTGCTCTATCCTGTGAAAAGTAATAAGGATCATCAATATTCCTTTTCGTAGCATCTATAACTTCATATGATAATGCTGTCATGTACGCCAAAAAATTTTCATTTGGTGTAACATACCCATTCAAAGATTTCTTGTATCTGTCAAAAAACTCTTGCCTTGCAGTTTCCCAATTTGGTGTTGGGTATTTCTGCAACGTAAACATAAGACTCATGACATAGAGAAATTCATCTTCCATATTCTCGGCCAGTTTGATTCTTGTCTCTTTTTCTTCTTTCGGAAGTTCCATCTCTCCAAAATACTTTTCATACGGAATAGACCTTGTATTCATATCCATTTGATTCAATTCATCAAAACTTAATGCTGAGTACATTTCTCTCTCCTGTTATGCCTGAATCTTATTTGAGTCTGTATTCAATCCATCTAATATCGGCGAGTTTCCTGTCTGATCAGATGTATCGCCTTGAATCTTTTCTGATGTATTGCTACCAGTATCTCCTATGGTTGAAGTGCTGCTACTATCAGATGTTTTCCACAAAGATTCCTGATATTTTTCAATCATTTCCTGACTATCGTTCCAAACTTGTTCCACATCACCAAACGCGTCAACTACCTTTAATGCGTGTCTTCCGTGGATTCCGTGACTCACATATGTAGCAAAAGTGTTTGCCTTAACAGACATGTCATAATTCTTTCTTCTGTTAAAATGAAAGTCTATATCAGAACTGTGTATTTTTCTGATCGGGCTGTCTTCAGGAAGAATTTTTGAAGGAACTAACTGAATCGCTCTTAGGATCAATTTAATTTCTTCTCTCTTACCCTTCTCAGTCATTTGCTGTTCTCTCATAGCATCCAATTCTGCTGCACTCCATCCAGAACTCATGTCGGTTGCTGTTCCTGTTGATCCACTACCAGAACTTTCGTACTGAATAGGGACTTTACAATCCTGAAAGATTCTACTGCGGTAATCAGAAATAGCAGATAATGTACTGCCAGAATCAAATGTGCTTGAAAGTGGTTGAACACTTGGTTTTCCATTTTCGTTTGAATATGTTACTAACCACTGACCGCTTTTAGGTTGAATCTCATCTCCTTTTTCATCTACTGGGAACTTAATGTCGTTCCCCCACCATATTTCCTGTGTTCTCTGTGACACATCATTCGTAAAGTCTGACATTAAAATATTGAGTGCATCAATTTCTGGAATCTTTCTTTCAAAGCATCCCGTTCTGTCAAAACTTCTTTCATACTCAATAATCGGAATATCTTTCAGTGGATTCTTTTCTACTGAAACGACCTCACCTGATTGAATCTCATAGCGGTATTCTTTAGTAAAACATGTAAAATACAGCTTTCCTGAAACTTTCCTGTATGTAACACCTAAAACTTTTTTCTGACCTGTCCCGTTGTTATATACGCAAAAAGCATATCTGGAGTCAAGTGTATACACATCTACCAGAGATTCAGGTTCACCATCTTCCATATCGTCAAAGTCTGTCTTAATATCAATCATTCTATGACCGATACCGCAGATTTCAATAAACTCTGCCATACACTGATCTTTATAACCGATGTTTTCTCCGTTTGTTAGAATCTCATTTAATGAAGTGATTCCTGCATCATCCGTTTTTGAATCAGAGCCATGCATTTCCTTGTCGCCACGTTGAACCAACATGATAGGGCTGCTCCAATTGTAGCCAATCTTAAATTCTTTGACGTAGTTTGCAACACTTCCATTAACCTTTATATCAATGTCTGGTCTTACTATTTTTTGTCGTTTTAATGGCTGCTGTCCGCCTTCATAGTCAATCAGAAACTGCATCTGTCTGCGATTAAATAAGTGTTTTGCATAAGCTTTTCGCAAGACTGATAATATGTTATCTTCATCAATGATTGTCTCATCTGTATAGATTTTTGTTCTTCCAAGCAGTCTTGCTTCTAAACCCATTGTCGTTTCACCTCTTTCTTCGCAATAAAAAAGCATCTGCGGAAATACATCCACAAATGCTTACTTAAAATCTATTATATAGTATACTAAACTAAAAGGTCTTATTGTGTATCATAGAGTCTTATTCTTCAAATCCTTTGATTTTCTTAATTTCATCTAATGCTTCTTTATGCATTCTTTTTACATGCTGCAAGGAATAACCCATTTCATTTTGTATCATTCTTAATGTTTTGTACTCAACATATCTCTTAAAAAGAAGATCATAATGATTTGGATTTTCTGTTGTTTCGATCACTGATATAATTTCTTTTTTCTTGATCAGAAATCTTTTGATCTCTCTATTAGCTTCTCTTTCTTTATCTACAATATTGGCTATTGCATCTCCCATACGATCTTTTTGTTTTGAAGTTTGTACTTTATCAGAACCGATTGCTACGGATGCACTAGTCGCTAACGCTCTCAACTGATATACTTCTGACAATTTATTATGTATTTTTTTATCAAGGAACTGTAATTGCATTAAATATTCTTTCGCTGTCATTTTTTACCTCTAAACTGGACTTTGTCTGATATAACTTTGTCGTGCTTCTGGCTTTGATACAAATTCTGCTAACATAGCTAATGAGTCAGGACCATCATCATGCAGAACCTTCGCCTTTGTTGTGTAAGAAGTTACATTTTCCATGAATCTTCCATAATCAGACTTTACTTGGTATTCTGATGGTTCTAAAAATAAGCAATGCTTCTTTATCCAATCTGAATTGACCAAAATTTTGGTTTCTTTATTTGCTGTTGTGTATTTTGGTTCAATAATTGTCCTTGCTTTGCCTTTGATCATTTTGCTTATATTATCTGCAATTCTTCCTCCGGCTTGGTTTGATTCAAAACGCACCTTATGTGGTTGATGCCTAATAAGAATTGCAGCTGTCTTGTTATCAAGAATTTCATAATTCGTTTCATCGTCAAATACAACATCCGGTATATAAAAATCTTCTCCAAACTGATATGCAATCGGAAGGGATTCAAAGTCGGTTCCCTTATCTTTTGTATCGCAGACACCCCAGATAGCATCTGGGTCTTTTTTAGGAAATACTGTATAACCGGATACCCCCTCAGGAACATGATGTTTTTCAAGATAAAATCTTCTTAATTCATCCGCCGGTAATAATAGTCCTTCACGCTCTACTGGTTTTTGTTGGTATAAACAGTTAAACGAAATATCATCCATAGCTTTTCTTGCATCTTCAAAATACTCTTTAGAGAATCCATTTACAGTAAACATGAAATTGCTTTCGCCTTTTTCATTTAGTGCCGGTACTGCAATAAATCTTGCTCTCGGATCACCTGCATATAGTGTCTGTAGCTTTCCAATCGGATCATGAACACTCCATCGTGTCGCAATATAGAACTCTTTGCAACCGTCCAATCGTCTTGATCGTAAATCGTTTGCAACTTTCGTCCAGAGTGTTTCCAGTCGGTTTTTATTCAATGCTTCTTCAATTCCTGATACCAAGTCGTCCGCGGTAAGAAATTTATTACAACGTGTCGCACCTGTTAATGATCCATCAATTGATCGAAACGTCCACGTTTTGAAACGGCCATTTCTTTCAAGGTTTACTGTTGTTTCTTTTGCGTTTGTTCCTTGCATCTGCACATTCGGAAAAATCTCATGCCATGTGTATTCTACTGGATCATTTATAATTTCAAGAACTCCATCATACAGTGATCGTGTCAAAATGCTACTATGGGCAGAAGATAAGTTAAAACAATTTGGAAACCAACCACCAACAAGAGATAAGAAAAAGTCTTCCAGTGTTGACTTTCCACAACCGGGGGGAACACTTAACGCAAATATGTCCAATTTATCGTCCATTAAATCTTGCAATGATTGAATTATCCCGTGTTGCATAAAAACCGATCTACGTGGTTCGTAGAACCTCTCAGAAGGTACTCTGTTCTTTTCAAGATATAACAAACCACTGTCTACCTGATAATGCTGACCTTCCAGAAGCAGAAACTTCCAGTATAGATCGTCATATTCCGCCATTCCTGTCGTTGCTGCCATATATGCAGCCATTTCATGGGCATACTTGCTTATCTTGATTGCATAGTCCATGACCTCTTTATTGTTAAATGTTAATTCTTGCTTCATGTTGAGCAACAATTGGTATGTATCATTCTGGTTTTCGTACAAATCCATCTGTCCGTCCAATATTGACTTAAAGACCGATTGATACCATTCAAAACTTCCTTCTTGCATAAAAAAAGAACCGACTCCTTCCCTTGAAAGCGTCCGGCTCTTTGGCTCTTGCGACTATTAATAATTTATTTCAAACATTTTTTTGCAGTTTGACGATTTGCATTTATACTGCAAATGACTAATTTTCGTATCATGGTTAACAGGAAATTGCTTCTTTCCACACCACGGGCAATGAATCCAAACATTGCCTTCTTTATCCTTTTCTGCATACGACATTCCCTCAATCGGTTCTGTCATATAATTTTTCATTTCTTTGATAATTTCTGTCATACTCAATGTTATAATCCCCTGTCAATTCTAAAAAAACAATGCGTATGCCGGAGTTGAGCCGGCTAAACTGACCATATTCAGATACGCAAACAAAATAAAAACATTGTAAGGAGTGAAATCTTTGCCTACTTAAAGGCGAACATCTCTTTTCACCAGTTGGGGTGAAAAAGTTTTTCATGAAAAAAAGAAATCCATCCCGGCTATAACGGTCAACAGCAACATTGGCTTGAATTTCACATACGTACTAAAATAATTTTAAGAAAGTAAGGACTTTATGTTCGCAATAGCGAACAAATGGTATAGCCAGACTTGAACTGGCATCCTCAACATTCGTAGTGTTGCGCTCTATCCAATTGAGCTATATACCACAACTTATTTGGAGGTAATCGAAATGTTATCGTATCTTTCTGAATTTATTACCATTTCCATTGCTTCTATTGGCGTAAGACCAATTGCGGAAATGACATTTTGAAATGTTGATGCTGACTGCCCAGAACATAACTGAACACCTTTTCGGTTGCTGTCAGCATGAAAAACATTATTTCTACTTTGAACATTCCAGAACACAATGTTAGGAATCTCATAACCATGTTTTTTAAATTCATCAGCCATCTGATCATAAAACGTCCAACTATCATTTGTGCACTGATCAATTTCCATATCAGAAATAACAACAAGTGCTTCTGGCATTTCTTCCTGATCTATATGATTATCAATCGCAACTTTCAAAATCTTATCAAATGCTTTTTTCAGATCTGTATTGAATCCCCATTCCGCAGATATTGCGTTGCTATATTTCTCATATAATGTGTTTCCTTTTAGCGATACAAATTCAGGGTCACCGCTAAATGTCATAAAAAGATTATGATATGGACCAATGTTTCTTTCTGCAAAGTATATTGCAAGACCTACAGAAGTTTGCATAGGTCTTCCATTCATAGAACCTGATACATCAGCCATAACTAATACGTTTCGTCCCGGCTCTACATAGTTCGGAAGATTCTTCCACTGTGCTTCTGCAATGGCATGATCGATCTCGTATGGTGAATCAATTTCATTGATCAAATCATATGGATACAGTGTACTTGAATTGATCTTTTGCCTTCCGTTTGACACATCTTCCTTGTACTGTTGGAATCTTTCTGCATCATGACGATAAAAAGCATATTGGTTGTTCAACATACATCTACTAGGAACTGATGGATAAGATATCTCGTTCCATTTGTTCGCAGACATATATGTTTCCGTAATCTTTAAGTATTTTCTAAGATTACGGACAATCCTTTTATAATTTCGAACAGGCATACCAAAACTAAGTGCTGTCTTAATTCCAAGCTCCCTTGTTTTCTTAGAGCTTGCATCCGCAGTCTTTAACCATTTAGCCAATAATGATATCGGTTTTCCGTTGTGGTAGTCTTTGAAATCTTCAACCATCTGTGATTTCATATGAGTCCACATATCCTGTTCTAAAGGCGTATCGACCAATGCGTACCAATCATCGTAACGCCCATATTCAGGAATCCAGTAAATGTTATTTTTAATACTTTCAGGGTATACGCAAGCCATATGATGAATCAGATCACGGAAAACTTTTCTTTCTCCTAATCCACCCCTTACATCTCTTGCGTAAAATACGATTTTTGTAGCAAGTAACGGATTTTCTTTGTACGCTTCGTCAAACAAAGATAGAACTCTTGATAGTTCTGCATCTCTAAGACTTCCAATTGTTGAATACAAATCAAGACATGCATTGCCCGTAGTATTCAAAGCAACTGCACCATTCTCTGTCTTTGTGAACTTTGTTTCTCTTTCCACTGCTTGTGCAAAATTCATATTTCCCTCTCTTTCATAATCAGGACTCGTGAAGTATGCTATACGTCATGGCTTGTTTTTTTGTTGCATTGTACTTTTTATTTGCTGTATGAGTCCCTAAGAACATGATGCTTGTGCATTAACCTTCAAAAACATTTTATAATACATTAAAATTTGCTGTTAGCATCACTCAATGGACCGTACAGGATTCGAACCTGTGGCCTTCCGGTTATGAGCCGGATACTCTCACCCGCTGAGTTAACGGTCCCAACTACCGAGATTTTCTCGACAGTTTATAATTAATCTGCAATACATATGTATCTTACAAATTCTCTAGGAAGTAAAATTACGTTCATTGCTGATTTTTTTATATAAAACATTTCTTCTTCCGCTGAGTACCAAAACATACTACTTGAACAATTTGTAGTATAATCTGTGTCAAAATATTCTTCTCTTCCATCAACGAAATTAACTTTAACTTTTTTCATTTAGCACCACCATATCACAACAATGTTTAACGCATATAAGAGAATCATGGATGAAAAGCCTACGATCGTTGCTTTATCATTTGTTTTTGCTGTTTTCATAAACCATCTGATGATCAATGCATATACAACATTGCAGAGTGTAACAATAGCTTTTGTGATCATCTACTCAGCTCCTAAAATTAATAACATTAACAAAAACAACCAACCAGTTCCAAATGTTACTGCTGCATACACTGAAACACCAACTACAAACATGTTATATAAATATCTCATCGTTTCACTGCTCCTGACTTGTTTTTTAAATACTCAAGTTCAAAGTTGATATACGTTGCTGCTTTCTCTAAGTCCTCAACAAGTTTGTTTGGGTCTTTCTTACCTGCTCTGCATATATACTTTACTGCATTGCCTAAGTTGAAATTTAAATCCCAGTCTCTAATCACATCTTTTGCTTCATACTTTCCGGGATTGTAATAGTTTTGATGTTCAATCATTCTTGTATATCCTCTCTGTGTGTTATGAGTTATATATTAATTTCTTTGTATGCCTAAAAAGGCTCTTTTGTTTTTTGGGGAATTTTTGGCACTAACTCCGGCGGCGTGGGCGGTCTCCTGTGAGGGGTACCCCGTCTTTTCTGCCGTTCCCTTTACTTTGTACAACATGCACAAAACAAACAAGCTTTATTGTGTAGTCTGCATATATCTTTACACCACACGATCAATCTATACGTTAAATAATGGTTTAAGTTATAGATCACTATATATCTATTGTGATACTGCACAACTATATATATTATTATTATTATCTTATTGTGCATAATGCTTTTATGATATATATATTATGCTTATAGATTTGGTTTTTGTGGTAGTTGTTGATGTTCTGCATACTTCTTTGCGATCTCTGCTCTGCTCTCTTTTGGCAGTCCCGTCTGGTCAACAATGTTAACTGTCTGCTGTTCGCTGTACCCGTAACAGCTCTTTAACAAGAACATTGAGCCTACTGAGTTTTGTTCACTTGTGCGATCTGCCAATGCTAACTCACATTCTTTTTTCCATCTTTTGACAGCGGCGGAATGTCCAGAGCTTGCCCGAACCTCGCCAGTACGCCAACTGTTGAATGTGTCGTCATTAATCCCAGTAAGCAAGGAGAACCCCAACAACGAAGGATTATGATTATATTTATAACAGAGTGTTGTATATA